TTTGGAACGAACGCGAATTCGTCCAGAAAGATAACATTGAACGATCTACCACGAACAGATGAACCAGAAGTGGAATCAGCGACCGCGCGAGAGCCATTGGCCAACTCAATAGAACCTTTGTTCCATTCCTTGACACCCTGCTGTAGGAATCTTGGTAGATACTCAAACGCAAGCTGAAGTCTGCCCATGATTTCTCTTGCTGTTGCGGATTTGTTAGCAAGAATGGCTACATTAACATTCTCATTGAACAGAATGAAGTGTAGCAAAAATGCAACACTGGTTGTAGTCTTACCAACCTGACGAGGAAGCTTACAAATAGAGAATCTGTTTTCATGGAATGTTGTGAGCATTTCCTTCTGAAAGTCCCACATCTCAAACGGCATAAGACCGCGGTCAACGTTGATGATACGCATATATGTGCAAGCGAAGTACACAGGATCTTGCGAACACTTGATAAACTCGTCCAGTTCAGCCTGAGTGAAGGCGTGCATAAAGTCTTCGCGCGGGAGATTCGGATTATTGTTATAACCTTTACTCACTTGACTTCTGCTTTTTAGAATGTTTCATAATTAAAATAGGTGCTTGTCTAGAAGGTATAGCTTTTTTGGCCCTATCTACATTGCCTTGCCAATAATTACGAACTTGGTCTCTAACAAAACCTTTTGTTGGAATATTGAGAGTTTTCTTTGTGGCTGCATGTGCAATTGCTTGTGCAACGCTATATCTATTTTTTTCATTACCAAATGTGCTGCCTGTAAAGTAGTCGCCCTTCTTTCGTGCTTCACCAGCAATTCTATCATGTTCAGCGGCTTCATCTGGCGTGAGAGGTTTTAGGTCATCTTGATTGATGATCTTTGCAGGAATACTTGATTTACCTTTCATCTCCGCATTTTTACCACGATTTAGACCATCTATGATGCTGTGTGTCTTACTGTTGAGGGAGTTTCCTCTACCTTCTTTTATAAACTCTCTAAATGTTTTCATATTAGTGCTTTTCTAGACTACTTGTATTCCAATTCACTTCAATAGCTTTGTGTTTCTGTTCACCGTTTTTCAAGTTTCTGGTATGAATGACTTGTGTATTATCATCCTGATCCATAACAGAATACTCATGCTTTACTTTAGGATGGCTAATTATTGTGACTTGATTTTCACCATCACCAGCACTTGTTACATCTGGTCCAACACCGTGTACATTCTTGAAATGGTTTCTTGCTATACGAACAGCTCCAGCATGACTTGGACCTCCGCCACCACCACGATCACCTCCATCATCAGTAGGAGGAGGACCACCACCGCCTATCTTTTTTTTAGGTGGTGTCAACATATTACGGAAATCAAATCCGCCCTTGCCACCCATCTTTGTTGGCGCAAATTCATTCAACTGTTGTCTAAACTCTCTAAACGTCTTCATTTTTCTGCTCCTTGATCTTTTTTAGCAAATCGGAAGGTGACCCAACAAACACAGCTTTTTCCACTGTGACATTTGGTTGTTCTTTTTTGTCATCACCTTTTAAGTCTTTTGTTTTCTTCTGAAGGTCATATAAGTCTTTCGTGGTATCAGCGATGGTTCGCATCATGGTAGCAAGGACTTCATACGCGCGAGGGCTTTCTGATTCCTTAGCTAGATCAGTCAGATTTTCCATAGCAGCATTGCCTTTATCTATCAGCGACCTAAAAGTTCTGCGAGACAGATTATAGTCAGCTTTGATATCATCATCTTCGTGTGGTGTATTGATGACTTCTACTTGCTTTGGTGGTATAATTTCCATTGCGTTTTCAATACCAAGTGCTTCGCTTAGTGCTTTATCTGTCTTACTCATTTATGTCAGGCCATTCTAAAATTTCAGTTGTGTATCCATAATCATTACCAGGTTCCGCAGTGAGAGGATCTGGCTCAATTGTAATTTTTGCAAGTTTGAGAGGTGATATGTCAAAGCTTGCAAGTTGATAGCTTGCATTAGAAGACAATGCGCGAATTGTATTGTTTGTTTTGAATTGCCCCTGCACTCCACCAAGCGCAAGTTTTCCTGTATTGGCTGACCAACTTAGAATGATGCCATATGCATTTGCAGTCTCGTAACTGTTTCCCTGATATGCGATATCATCCATGTGATATGTGCCGTTATTACCAGATTCTAGATTGATTCTTGTTATGTAGCCAGACTGTAGTGTCGGATCGTTGAATAGATTTGCGATAACTTTGCGAATAATCTTTGGATTTGTAATAGGACCATAATAGTGTGCCTTCATAGTGAAAGATAATGTCCACATGACAAATCTTACACTATCAAAGTTACCCTCATATTCAATGTTGTTGGAAACTGTGTTCAATATGATAGGAATGTCTTTGAGTACATTCAGACTTGTTACAGGATTGATTGTTACAGTATAATCAGGATTAAAATAAGGCATTATCTGCTCAATGACTTGTGTGCCATCATCTATGTTTCTTGCATATAATGTCAACTCGAAGTTCAAATCGTAAGGAACCGACATATAGGAAGACTTAGCAGATGTGCCGCTGTTTCCTTTAGCTACCTTCAACATGGAATTTTGTTTTCTAGCAGCATCATATGATATGCCTGTCAATTCAAACGATAATCGTGGTAGTCTAACTTGAATTTGCTTTTGTAGATCAGGATCAGATCGAAGTCTTGATATGTACTTTTCTTTTGGTCCATACACAATAGGAACTTTTACTCGTTCAATTTCATTACCAGTGTCTGTATTTGTGCGAACGAGCGTTATATTATTGAACATAGTTCCAAACAGAACGACATATTTTCTTGTTATTCTATGATAGAAGTGTGTACCAAACATTATGGATTTCCAAACGGATTAATTTCTGATAAGTCTATAAACAATGATGCTTCAGTCTGTAGATTTTTATTATCTGACTGATCATAGAATACATGATCACCAAGAACATCTGTGGATGTAACAGTATATGAAGCATTAGAAGTTTCACCCTTTATAACTGTTGCTGTAGCAAATGTGCCAACAATATTATGTAGTGTCAGCTTCTTTGTGGATAGATCATAGCTTGTAACAGTTGCTTTAGCATTAGCTGTTGCGACATTTGATCCTTGATATGCAAACTCGCCTTCATAGAACAGACCTGAACCAGATCCAAGAGCAAGTTCTATTGTGTAAGAATTCTGCACTTCAACTTCATCAATCTCTTCAACACCTGTTGTAATATTTTCATCAGAGAAGCGGAACAATTCACAACGCAATTCGTATATATATGGATTGCGTTTACCAATAGAGAAGAAGTTTAGTTCTTCTTCTACAAACTTTACTTCAAACAGTTTACGCATAACAGGAACATAGAACAGATCGCCCTCTCTTGGACGAGCAGCTATGTTTGATGGTACATATTTATTAAATGATCTTGCAGAAATGATAAAGTTTGATGTATCTCGAATTTCTAAACCAAATTTAGAAAAGAAGTCGCCGTCACCTTCGTATCCTTCAACGTTTGCGATATATGATTCCATAGAATAAGCGCGAGTAAACTTTGCATTGACTGATTCACCGTAGATTTCATCATCGCTGTTATAAGCATCTCTGGGTATGTAAAAACAATCATGACCCATTATCTTGATGCTCTCAACAATCAAATCTTCCAAAAGCCTTTGTTCGTTTATAACACCAGGTGAGTAGTTGTTGAAATATACGGACGTTGCCATTTTATCCTACCATAAACTGAGGTGGTTCCTCAAAGGTATCTCTTATCAATTGTTCCAGTGCTTCAATCTCTTGTACAGCTTCTTCATAGATTTGCTGCCCGTTCATCATAATACCACCAGGCAATTGCATACCCTGATACTTTTTTAGATTGTTGCCCCACTGACGCTTGATGTATGCTGTGGCCAGTTTCTTGAGCATACGATCATCATAGACTTTAGGATAAGTCTCAGGATCTACAATGACCCAACCTTCAATAACTGCCCACTCTCCAGGACTGATCATGCCCCAATTCATATCAATGTACAATTTGTTTGTATGTCTGTTGAAACGAACAGGTGTTTCACCGGAAAACAACATGTCTAGTGTACGAATGTGCTGCATTGTTAGAGCATAGTTTACATAGGATGTGCTGGTAAAGTCATAGAGTTCGTGAAGACGCAATTGATATCGCAAGTCAAACATATTGATGGTTGCGTTTGAGGATGAGATTGGAAATATCTTTGTGACACCTATGATGTTATCTGTTATAGGAATCCAACCATTAGATATGTTTTCCGATGTAAATTGATGCTTGAGATACCAACGCTCAACACCATCAAAGTGAAACTGCTGAATATACTGAAAGGCTTCGTCAATACGATCTTCTACCTGATCGTCGTCCACATTTATGTCAATGACAGGAAATCCAAGTTGGCGAAGACACCACTCTTTCAACTGTTCTCTGGATGCTGGAATGCCCATGTGTAAATACCCTCTTTATAGAGTATTTATGTATATTTACAGCTCACTTAAACCAGGGACCTACCATCCAAGTTACAACCGTAAATCTTTCGCCCTCTTCAACATCTTCAACACCGTGAAGCAGAAAAGAAGGAAATACCAAAACAGTACCTTTTCTTTGTGGTGGGTATAACTTCTCATGTCCAATTTGCAAGAAGAATTTACCTCCTTTGAAATCATCATTTAAGAAAGCGAGAACAGTCAGTTTTCTACATTCCTCAAAATTTTTTGGATCATTACTTAAAAATGTATCAATATGACCTTTATATCTACCGCCGCCGGTCGGATACTTTAAAAATTCCGACTGATTTGCTCTCTCAATATCAAATTTCCACCTTTGAGCGTTCGCGTCTAAACCCGCCGCAGCAAGCCTAGCTCCAATGCCTTTATAGACAGGAAGAACTACTCTATTAACATTTCTTATTGTTTTATCAATAGTTCCAGTAGTTCCTCCGCCAACACCAGCCTCTTCATCTGGCGCAGTATTATACAACTTAATCAACATATCACAATCTTTTTCAGTGAGTATATCGCTATATAACCACATAGTAAGATCATCATTTGCCGGCAGATTTAGTTTGCCGCGTTTGTCATATATCCATTCTTTGTGTGGTCCATTTGCATCTACATAATGTAGAAATACTTGTGCTTGCCATTTACCTTCTTTATATTCGTCACGCCAATGATACATTTCACAGCCTCGATAAAGCATTGCATCGCCAACTTTCATTTTGAGTTCGCTGACATCATCTGCATATACAGTATTGTCATGTTCATCAACTCTTGATGTATTAGTTGGATTATCTGAAGGTTTACCAATATAAATTGGCCAAACATCACCCTCAAAATCTAAAGTCAAAGTAGCACTTACTTCACAAGAAGGGCGATCACGATGGATTTTGAGAACTTCACCTGGTTCATACCATCTTGCATAAGCATAAGTTGGTAGTAATTTTAAACCTGAAGCCTGTTCAAAATGTGGTAGCAAATCAACAAGCAACTTATCAAAGGTAACACTATCTCTAATAGATTTGCTTTTTGGGCATTGTGGATCAAACCAACCTCGATTGTTAATTTCATTCTTCAATGCGAGAGTAAGTTCTTCACAGTTCTTCTTGTCAAGAAACCCTTCGAGATGCACATAACGATGTGTTTCATACTGTTCAGCAGTATTCATAGTATATTCCTTTCATAACGACTGTAATGCAATTATTCAGTTGGTTCTTATATAACTGATTCTGGCTTAATATATAGTTGCCCTTCAGAGTAGTACCATTTATCGGCAGCACAGTCATCTGGACAATCTATCCAAAACAAAGGCGGGGCAACTGGAAATTCTGTTTCCTCTACCTGTGCTACTCTTGAGCCAAGTTCAGTGTCATCATAAGAATAAACTTTTTCATTTGGTGATATTAATGCTTTCATCAATAAAACTCCTCAACAACAACTATACCCTGAGCACCAACGCCGTTGGGCGGCGAACTGCCGGATGACGGATTCCGCCATCGACCAGACGCTCCTCCGCCATATAAATTACCGCTATTGGGGCTGATCGAACCGCCGGTCGGTGAATCTTGACCACCTTGTGTGCTGCTTAACACTGCTGCCGCGCCGCCAGCGCCTGCTATTGCCACGGTGGGGTTGGCTAAGGTTCCACTTCCTCGCCCTCCTGGTATATTAATTGTTCCTCCTGATCCGGAACCGCCGCTACTACCTGCGCCTCCTCCGCCTGTTGCACTACAAAAGGCACCAAAAGAAGATGTTCCTCCTGTTGTCACTGGTACTGAACTAACACTTCCTCCTAAACCTACAGTAACAGTGACAGGTCCAGGAATGCTTGGAGCAGGTATATATGACATAGAAGTTCCTCCACCAGCAGCGCCATCCTGCCGGATCCCGGCGCTTATAGGTCCGCCATTGCCGCCTCCTCCACCAACGACTGTGACTTTGATAGCTTTCAATTCTGCAGGTTTTGTCCAAGTACCATTTGCAGTAAAAACTTGCATCACATAGTTACCACCAACTGATAGTGCAGAACCGTTTATCAATATAGCAGATGTATTGATTGCACCGTTTACATCAAGCTTGACGTTGTTACCCACTGTGCTGGTTGTACGATTAACGAGAACATTGCCTAAAACCGGCAAATTACCGGAAAAAACAGCGCCTGAAGTATTTGCTAGTGCAGAGTTTGCTTTGCCGAATGCAGCATTAGCAGTTAAATGTGCAGCATTGGCATGAACTCTGGCAGTATTAGCTTGGTTAAATGCTGCATTAGCAGTTAAATGTGCAGCATTAGCAGTTAAATGTGCAGCATTGGCATGAACTCTGGCAGTATTAGCTTGGTTAAATGCTTCACTTACAGATAAAGTTGAACCATTGATAAGTACAGCAGATGTATTGATTGCACCGTTTACATCAAGCTTGACATTGTTACCTACTGTTGATGTTGTGCGTCCAATGAGAACATTGCCTGTATCATCAAAACGGATTTTTTCAGCATCCGCAGTGTTTATTGTTACGGCTGTTCCGTTTGCTTGAATACTTTTTGTTCCTGTTGAATCAAAATGTATGTTGGCGACTTTTAGTGTTGACATTTCCTACTATTCCTGTTGTTTATCTTATTTATATGCCTTCGTCATGTTCTATCGACTTATGACAATGATTAGGGTCGATCTTATCAGCCAGCCAACAAAACCATCTGCACAAAATGCATGTGCTTAATATTTTAGCACACCTTGAAGATATTGTTTCGTCAGGATTACCACCGAGTAAAGTATTGCCCAGCTGGTCAATCGAAATCAATATATTCCAAAGGTAGTTACGAATCATGGCCAGTACGCAGTGTTTGCCCAATCTTCTGGAATTGGATCCATGTCTTTCAATGCTCTAGCAGCAAAAATATGCGATCTTTCGTGTTCTGCTGCTGTTTGCCCAAATGAAATAACAGTTGGTGAATCCATCTGAACGATAGAATTATCTTGTGCGATCCATGAGAAAGGTTCTGTGCCACCATGCCATAGATAGTTGTTTGCTTGTGCGCCCTGTGAAACTGCCATGAAAGCAAGTAGTGCAGCACCCGAGATACGCTTCTGATCTTCTGGTCTGCTGTCAAACATTATATCATTAAACAAAAATCCTTGAGCGATCAGTTCATCTCTATATCCAGTGATAGAATCAAGTGTTTTAGTTCTTTTAGCAGCAAGTTCAGCAGCGATCTCTTCTGAAGTTTTGTCTCTAACAATCCAGTCAATCGCTTGTGAATCCCATTCCAAAACTTGTGTATCAGTAATAGTTGGCTTATCAGATACTTCAGTGTATCCAGCGTCAGTAATTTCTTCTGCTGTAAATGAAGTCGGATCAGTTCTTGTTCTACCATCAGACAATCTAATTCTGAATGGTATTGTTTGTGGATATGCGCCGTTGTATGAATATAGTGCCATTATCTTATTTCCATTTACCTAAAAGCAACTGTTGTTAAAACACCATATGTAGAACCTGTTGCTGATATTGAAAGCGTTCCAGTTGTTAATGCTGTAGTAGAAGCACCTTCCAAATAATCATTGCTCTTTGTATATGTATATCGTTCTGTGGTATTTGTCCAGTTAGCAACTCCATTACCAACACCTAAAGCAGATATAACATAATCTCCTGCATTAACACTTATATTTGTAGTATATGTAGTTGTTGTATTGTTGTGGGCGTTATAAACAGGAGATGTGACTGTAGTTACATTTAATAGTCTAAATATTCCTATTGCTATACCATTGGTAATCGTGCCATTAAATGTCAGTGCAATGTTTGCTGTAGTTCCAGAAGGTACATTAGCATATATTATTGCACTTCTTTCATAACCAGCAGCGTTGCTTGTTTGTAAAAGAGTTGCGCTCACACCACCAATAGTAGCAGAACTTAATAATCTGCCGGATGCTCCTGCATTCCAACTAACTGTAACAACAACTGTTCTATTTGTGTCAGCATCACCTATGTTAACAGAATTAAATGTATAGCTAGAACTTGTGCTTCCTACAGAAGTTGATGTTATGTACGATGCTGAGAACAAATTTGTTCTTTTAGGAAATTGAATCGTTGATCTGAGGTTCCATATACCTTTAGCTTTTGAATAGTCAAGATCAGCAATAGTTTCAGGAGCAGCAACATTCTCTGATTTGAGATCATCCCAATTGTTGAAATATCTTTTTCTGCCTTTAAAAAACCCACCAAATCTACCTCTGCTCACACCGATAATCCTTCTATAACAGCTTGTAGATTAAAAATTCCAGAGTTTAAAATATATGACGGAGTTGATGAAAATGTAAAATAGAAAGATTGCATAAACTGAGAGCCCGAATCTCCAATATCACCAGTAACATTGGCAGGAGTATCACCTTCGTTGTATAATATGTAATACAGTTCAATAACGTCTCTGCCTGACTCGTCATCACAAATGATAACAGAAAAACCATCAGGCGTATCCGTGACATTTAATGCATTATTATTACTTCCTCTTTGCCCCATCGCAAAGAACCCAATAATCGGTCTTGCTGTTTCTGCGCTCATACTTAAAGTTTGTGTACCTGGATTGCCAGTAGTTGCTAGACCAGCAGAATCATTTATCGTGACACCTGTAATAGTACCAGCATTTGGACGAAATACAGCACACAACATAAAGTGATTAGTAGTTGTTCCGTCAGTGCTAGTAACAGTAGTTCCGGCATCACCCGCTTGTAGTATTCTATAATATGTCGTGCCTGTTATGTTAGAAAAAACTGAATCTGATCTAATGAGCGTCCAACCAGAAGGAGCAGATAATGTTCCAGCAGTATCTTCATTGTCTACTATAATCGCAACATCTCCAGCTTGTGCGCTGGCTGGTATGGTTACATTAGGTGTGTTTGTTCCTGTAGAACTAGCAACAAAAGACATTGCGGTTAATGCGTTTTCGCTTCTATAGCTTTTTGTTACACCAACAAAACCACCGTTAAGATATACACTCTGTAAAGGCATAGATTACGAAATTTCCTCATAACTACAAATTGCTTCTAGATCACCAGCTGCTGATGCTGTACATCTAAGTGCATCGCCTTCTTCAAGATATATTGCTGTTTCTTTTGAAATGACAACTAGTGTAGCATCTGCTGGTACAGTTATTGTACTAGCAATAGAATAAGCACTACCGCCTCTAAACAAATCAACTGTAATATCAGCAGCATTAGTGCCATCTATGTTTGATATAACTAGAGAATTTATTTTATATACTTTACCGGAAGCTGCGTTGTTAGTTACAACGGCAGTAGCTGACGTAGTAACTGCCAGTACTTCTGTATTACCACGAATTGTTGTTACATTGACTATGTTTGGCGCTGCCATATTTTCCTCTTATCCAAAAACGATTGCCATTGCGATTGCTTTACCTGTTGATACCGCTGTATTGGCTTGATCAAAAGCTGCTGAACCAATTGTTGCTGCTGTATTAGCTTTATCAAAAGCTGCTGAACCAATTGTTGCTGCTGTATTAGCTTTACCAAAAGCTGCTGAACCAATTGTTGCTGCTGTATTAGCTTGACCAAAAGCTGCTTGTCCAGTTGTTAAAGCAGTATTAGCTTGTGCATAAGCAAGATTTGCTGTGTTAAATGCTGCGGTGGGTGCAACACCAGAAATAGTACCTGTAAATCTAGGTTTACCACTAAACAATATTTCATCGTTTGCTGACTGTACTTTGATAAAACCAGACGAGGCATTACCTGTTGTAAAAAGTAAAGGTGTTGTGTTATCGCCGGTTGTTATTTGTGATATAGATAATGTTGACATGTTATACTATTGCTATTCTTGCGTTTGCTTGTATTGTTAATGTTCTGTTTGCTGCAACTGTGATTGGACCAGCAGCAAGCGCGTTATTACCTGAGTATATAGTTGTGTTCGTAGTTAGCGTATCTGTATGAACACGGAAGATGTCACCAAGTCCAGTTGCGATTCCTGTATCTCCATTATTGCCTTGGAAATATCCGCCGCCACTAGCACCCTGAATACCTTGTGTGCCAATAGCGCCCTGAGTTCCTGTTGCACCCTGAGTTCCTGTTGTACCTTGACGACCTTGAATACCCTGTGCACCAGTAGTACCTTGTGATCCAGTTGATCCAGTAGCACCTTGACTTCCTGTAGCGCCTGTTGTTCCTTGAGTGCCTGTAGTACCTTGTGATCCAGTTGATCCAGTTGCACCTTGAGTACCAGTAGCACCTTGTGTACCAGTAGCGCCTTGTGATCCAGTAGCACCAGTTGTACCCTGACTTCCTGTAGCACCAGTTGATCCAGTGGTACCTTGACTTCCTGTAGCGCCAGTCGTACCTTGTGATCCAGTTGATCCAGTAGCACCAGTTGTACCCTGACTTCCTGTTGTACCTTGAGTACCTGTAGTACCTTGACTTCCTGTAGCACCAGTTGATCCAGTGGTACCTTGAGAACCAGTTGCACCAGTTGC